AAGGTGACCCTATCAATACTACCCAAGGGAAAGCTTGTGGCCCAATAGAAATATTGAAAACTCTTTCACGAGTATCAAGTATGATTACACAAGGGGGGAAACGGGATGGGGCAAACATGGCTGTTATGTCCATCTATCATCCTGATATAGTTGAGTTTATTAAATGTAAAACCATCGAAGGGGATATACATAATTTTAATATTAGTGTTGGGGTAGATGCTAATTTTATGAAAGCCGTATTGAATCGTTCTGAGTACCCACTAATTCACCCTAAGACTGATAAAATCACATCTTGGATTAATGCCTTTGATGTCTTCAGTTTAATTATTGATGGGGCATGGAAGAATGGTGAGCCTGGTTTGGTATTTATTGATCGCATTAATCAGGACAATCGTGTTAAGGATAAGCATGGAGACATGATAGCAACTAATCCTTGTGGAGAACAGCCACTTCTCAGTAATGAAAGCTGTAATCTAGGGTCTATTAATCTGATTAAATTCTTGCGAGAGAATGATGATATGCCTGGTGATTGGGAAACACAGATTGATTGGCAGAAGTTAGCTGATATAACCAAACTATCTGTACGTTTTCTAGATAATGTCATTGATGCAAATCAATATGCTACATCTGATATAGATGTTATGACCAAGGCAACTAGAAAGATTGGCTTAGGTGTAATGGGCTTTTCTGATTTGCTAATTGCTATGAAGATTCCTTACAATAGTGAAGTAGCTATGACCATCGGTAGAGTGTTAATGTCATTTATTAGAGACATAGCTGACCAGGCCTCATTAGAATTGGGAGAAATTAGAGGAACTTTTCCGTCGTGGGAAGAAAGTGACTACGGGCGACATCAACCCTATCGGAATGCTTGTAGGTTAAGTGTAGCTCCCACAGGAACTATATCTATGATTGCCGACACTTCAAGCGGAATTGAACCAACCTTTGCATTAGCATGGAGAAAGTCAAACATATTGGAAGGGAAGAGTCTGTACTACGTAAACAAATTCTTTCAGACTACGGCACAAGAACACGGGTTCTATTCGGAAGACTTGATGGAGCATCTAGCTAAAGGTCGTTCTATTAGAGAACGGGACGATGTTCCTCAGTGGGCGAAAGACGTTTATGTTACGGCCCCAGACATATCTCCTTCAGAACATGTAACTATGCAAGCAGCCTTTCAAGATTCAGTAGATGCAGGGATATCAAAAACTATTAACTTCTCTAACGATGCAACTAGAGAAGATGTACAGTCGGCATACTTACAAGCGTGGGAAACAGGATGTAAAGGTATAACTGTATATCGAGCAGGGAGTAGAGTTAAAGAGGTTTTAACTACTGGTATTGCAGAACAGGTTGTAGAAACTTGTGACTGTGATACTCCCTTGATTGTTCAAGAAGCTGGTTGCAGTTCTTGTAAGAATTGTGGGTGGAGTGCGTGTGAAATCAGCTAAGTGGACGGTAATTTTATTGGGAGTTTGTGTTATAATAGCTGTTATAACAGCAGAAACTATGATTATATTAGATACACCAACAGAAAATAGTATATTTAGAGGGATATGCCCTTTACATTAGAGGAGATAATATGATAGGAAATACATTAAGAGATAGGAATAATCAATACGTAGGAACTAAGGATAGTACTGGAACGTGGAGAGTCTTGGACACTTGGCATGATGATTTAAGAGCACTAGACCCTGACGGAGAGATTCCTGATGATAGTGATGCAGTCACACTAATTTCAGAAGGAGCTTTCCTAGCCCTCGTTAAAGAAGCTGCACGTTTAGGTGTATTAGCTAACGCTGCCTTTACTGAACAGACAGATATGGACAAGGAACTTCTAGAGAAGGAGTCGGAAATTTTGGATTTACGAGAAAAAATAGTAAAATATGAAGAAGAGATGTTTACATTGTCTCAAAAACCTGACCGTACTGAGGGGTTTGTGCTCAAAGAAATGGCTATGAATACACTTCTTAAACTTACATCTATGTCTGATATACAAACCTTAAGCAAGGATTAAAAATATGAAATTGTCTGACTATTTACCTGAAGTGCCTGCAATGGCTCAACAAATGTCTGAATTAAACTCTCAAATTAATACCTTAGAGTTAATGAAGGCTTCTGGAGATACAGCTAGTTCACCGTCATTTGGTCTAGACCACGTAGTAAATACGTGGGTACGCCATCAAATGGCCTACCGTCAACAGCTTGTTATGGATATCCAAACAATATCCATGTCAGTTGAAGAAGTACGTTCACCTGTTAGTCATATAACGGGTGAGGTATTCCGAAGAGGAATAGAATGGAAAGCAAAAGTGCAAGACCCTGACCCTGAACAGCGAGAAAGGATGGAGAAAGTTCTTTCTAGTTGTAACGTCTTTGACCAGTCCTTAGAGGAAGTTTTACGGCAGTTCCACTTTGATGTGAATATTGTAGACGATGGGTTCCTATACTTGGTTAAAGAGTTTTATGATGATGGTAAAACTGTCAGGTCTAAAGTCAAGGAGATTCGTAGGCTCAATCCTGCCTTGGTTGAGTTTGACCTAGACATGGCAGGACTACCTAAAAATGCTCACTTTGTGTGCCCTCTCCATAGAGAAGAAATATCAGATACCCCAGGTACTTGTAAAGAAAGTAGTTGTGAACGGGAACGATGGCCTATCATGTATAAGTATTATCATCGTAGCCAACACATCTATCTATTTGAGAGTGAGGTTATCCATGTTTCTAAGTTCTTCCCTTCAGAAACATATGGCTGGAGTCCGCTTCTGACCATATTTGAAAAGGTTCTTACTTTGATTGGAATGGATAAGAATCTCTATAGGTACTTCTTTGAACGTAAGATGCCTGGGTCTATGATGATGGTCTTTACAGATGACCCTGAAAGTCTCCGAAGAGAACGAGCTAACATTGCTGCTCAGACTCGTATCGACCCTAACTTTGTTCCTATGGTAGCTGTCTCAGCTAAGAATAATAGGGGTAGAGTAGACATGGTTAGACTCTTCCATACTCTACAAGAGATGGATTACCTACCTGTTAGGGCAGAGATACGGGAACGTGTGGCTGCTATGTGGGGTGTTACCCCTGCTTGGCAAGGTGCTCCTGAAGCATTCGGTGGCCTATCTACACAGACTCAACAACTAGTAGTTATGAGTCGTGTGGTTGAGGGTGACCAGAGGATTTTCCATGAGAAGATTTTCCCACAACTCTTAGATGCCTTCGGTATAACAGACTGGGAATTAATATTACCACAACCTGAAGAACGAGCAGAATCTACTCGTATTCAATTTGCACAACAGAAGATTGCAATTGCTAATCAGTATGCTAATATGGGATTTGATGTTGTTATTAAAGACCAAGATGTTCCAATGGAAGAAGTAGAGTTTATCATTGGTGGTCAGATGGTTCCGTCTGCTAAAATGCAGGGCGAACAGCAAGCCCTACAACTAGAACAACAGCAACAACAACTAGAACAGGGTGAGGCTCAAGCCCAAGGGGAGGGTAACTTTGTAGAGGGTGGTGAAGAAGAACTTCCTCCTGAGGAAGGGGAAGAAGAAGAAGGCGGTATGGAGTCTATCCAAGCCATGCTTATGAAAACTATCCCTAAGCATAAACGTAAGTTTAAAGGGAGAACTGGGGGCAGAACTCCTGATTGGCAGGACAAACTCCCACATGAAGAACGGGATATAGATGAATATGCAGATGCTAGGGCAGCTAAAAATACATTGACTTTAATGCAGGACTCTCAAACGTGGGTTGAAAGCTTAATTCAGAAAGGTTTTAATATGCCTTTCATTAAACAAGTATCACCTGATGGCAAACAAATGTGGTTTGCACAAGACTCAGTAGACTACGTAGCACAATTAAATGGTTCAGGTGTAGTACATATAGAGAAAGCAAAGGTTGACCCTGGTGTACATCCACAGTCACCACATCACCCAGGATATAAGAATTATTCTAGTTATAATCCTACTGGGAATCATAGGGAAAATCCAGATGTTCTTAGAGAAGATGAGGAGGATTTATAATGTCTGTGTCTAAAGGATATATTCCTGTTGGGCAAAACGATGAAGGAGTAAAAAGCCCAACAGCTGCTGAAATTGAACAGAAGAGACGACTTCGGAATGGCATACAAAAAGAAGATGGTGGTGGAGATGGTGGTGAAGGTGGTGCAGGTACTGTATTTACATCCGCAGATGTCCACACTACTACGTATGGGGGTGGTAATCAGACGAAGAAGAGGAAGCATCTCCAAGGGCCAACTAGAGTTGATAGATTCTTAGATAATGGTACACCAAAAATATTCTCTAAAGAGCTTACGGCTCTGGATGAATTTCTAGAGAAGTCTGCTTTCCCATCTGATAATTTTGAATCTCAAAATAGAATGAATAATCCCAAAAGATTAAACTGGAAGAAGAAGGATGATGATACTCAACATGCGGTAGCTCAGAATGAATTACCAGAAGGTCAATTCTATAAAGAAGACCCACCTGCGTATGTTGAACGTACTAAGAATGTTAAGGATAAAGAGAAATATGCATCCTATACTCTTGCCCAGCAAAAAGATATGGAAAATAAGATACGTAATTTAAACATAGATAAATCAGATGGTTATGGGATGGCTGGGCAGAATGATGACCTACATAGGACAGATGACAAAGATGAAATACCTAGGAAACGAAACACTAATAATAAAGATGGAGATGATGACGAAGAACATAATTGGTGGGTAGTAGAAAAAGATGGTTCTTTTGCACAAAGATTTTTTCAAAAGTGTGTGCAGGAGTATGAAAATAATGACATGCCCTAAGTGTAGAGGACAGATGTATCTGAATGGAGATAAAGATTTGAGTTGCCGTATGTGCGGTAAAGTTATAGTGCTCACAATAAGGAGAGAATATGATTCCAGAACAGGCAAAATCAGGGATAGTAAAAAAGAGGCAAGCAGGCGAGACATGGACAGCGATAGCGGAATGGATGGAAGAAGAAACGGGGATAGCCGTTCATCGAAGTACTATTCAACGTTGGTACGACAAGGAGGGGGATTACGTAGAAGGGGCAGATAATAAATTAGAGAAACAGATAGACACTTATAAGAATGAAGCAATCCATTATAAGAAATTATATGAACAGGCTTCAAACGAAATAACAACACACGAATCTATTGTTGATCTTATTCACTTAATAACTGAACCCTTGCGTGGACAGGAATTAATTAAGCCATCACCTTCTAAAGGTAGACGAGGAAAAGAACCACAAAGTGTGATAGCTCCTCTATCGGATACACATATAGGTGATAACGTAGACTATAACCAGATGGCTAGTTTAAATGCTTATACAATTGATATATTTAATGCTAGACTATATGGGTGGGCTTCTCAGATATTAGACTTAGTAGAGTATCGAAGGAGTTTTGCAGAGGTTCCTGAATTAGTTATACCGTTATTAGGAGACATGGTTAGTGGAGATATCCATCAGGAATTACGGGAAACTAATCAAGATACTACAATGGGTCAGATGGTTAGGGGTGCGAACTTAATTGCTCAATCTTTGATGTTCTTGGCTCCTCACTTTGATAAAGTACGAGTTCCGTGTGTTGTAGGTAATCATGGACGAATGACCGTTAAGCCTCCTGCTAAGGATAAACATGTAAACTGGGACTACATGCTGTACCAATGGGTAGCAGCTTTTTGTAGGGAACAATCGAATATTGAATTTGAAATACCGAAAACCTTTTTCCATGTGTTCCCTGTGTGTAATAGGAACATCCTAATTATGCATGGAGATTCACTTAAAGGAAAGGCAGGAACTGGGGATGTGTTGCGGAGCCTTACAAATATGAGAACAGTTCTACAATATAGGATGGGGTTGGAGGAAGAAGTATCTATTAATCAGACTGACGAGGAAAGCTTTAATGGAAGTACTTACTTTGATTCAGCTTTCATGGGGCACTATCATAGAGTAGATGAGTTTGACATAGGAACAGGAGAGGCCCATCTATGTGGATGTATGAAGGGTGGCGATGAATACGCTTTAAATCAGTTGGCGGTTATTAGTAAACCTAAACAATTGGTTACGTATTGGCATCCTAAATATGGATACATAGGCAAAGAAGTAATATACCTAAATAGATATGATGGAGCTACCAATAAATTTAATGATACGTTACCGTCTGTCTGGGTAGACAGAAGTTAATACATAGAGGTGTTGTAAAACATGGGAACTTTAACGGAAGAGTTACTAAGACAAGTAGTTGTCCCTATTGCTGGTGCAGTTGTAGCAGCTTGTGAAAGTGAACTAGTACTGAATTCACCTAATAAGACAGGGAATCTTATACGTAATACTAAGATACATCAAATAGGGCCACTTGAATTTGAAATAGTTGGCCCTCCTTATGCACTTGATATTGAGAGGGGGATTGCCCCGCCCCCAACAGATAAGTGGACACGTTCCCATAGACAAAGATATCATGGTACTTTACGTTGGGTAACTCGTACCTATTCTGGGGGACAACGACCTGTGAAAATTCCTGCCTTAGCAGGGGATGCAAAAGGCCCGTGGCGTATTCTTACCCAGATTAGTAGGCCAGGAAATCCATTCATTCAACGCAGTATACAAGCGGCTATGGGCACAGACCTAACAGGAATACTACCAGATAAGATACAAATAACTAGTTTAGACTAGAAAAGAAGGAGGTTAATATGACTGAAAAGTTGAATATAACAGAAGACCAAGAATTTATTTTAGCTAGGCATTCACGTATGGTAGGCAAAGTTCTAGACTTGATTGAAGCTTCCATGCCTGAAGGTACTCAGTGTGAAAAATTTAAGAAGCTTGTACAAGTACCCTTGTATGATTTTCGTAATGATATACTAAAGCTTAATGCTGGAAAACCTTTAGAAATTTATGATTAAAACATAGTTTTATTAGGTTTTTTCTATATTTGTAGTATAATAACTTAGGCATTTATATAATGAAGGTCGGCGGTGGCTTAGACCAACCTTTATTAATATTCGTAGGTATTATAAAGGAGGATTCTATATTATGGCTGATGAGATTTTGGGACGGATTGAGAAACAAATGGAGGGTAGTAACTTAGCCCTCGCTGCGGTGGCAGACGTACTCCGTAAAATGGATGAGCGTTTGTCTAAAGCAGAGGTAGATGAGATTATAGCTGAGGAACAGACGGTTGCCAACCTAGAGAAAGCAGACTTGATTAAGTCTATTGCTGCCGAAGTATTTAACATGGTTAAGTCGGATAATGGGTTGGATGTAGATGGAACGAAAGTACGTTCTGGTGCGTCCGTAGCTACTGGTAATGATGCAGATGATTCTGCTAAACAGGTAGATGCTACCCGTAAGATTGAAGATGTTCAAGCCACTATTCAGGCTATGCAAAAAGAAGAGACAAAGGACGATGAGGAAGACCATCCCGCTGAAGAGGAAACTCCAGAAAGCGATGATGAAGAGAAAAAAGCAGGGCATGGATATAAGTCTGTAGAAGAACTAACTAAGCAATTGAATGACCTCCAATTGCAGTTGTCCAATGTTGAGGGTAATATTTCCAAGCAGGTTCAAGATGAATCTGAAGAACGTTTGCGGAAGATGGGTTTCCGTGAAGAGACTGGTTTGCAGGCTCCTCGACAAATTTCGCATGACTTGGGAACTGACGGAACGACTCCGATTGTTAAACAACAGTCTGAAGGAGATACGGTTGACCAATTGGCTAACCTATCTTACAAAGAATTGCGGGAGATTCAAACCCGTGTTCAGGCTGGGCAAACAGACGGAATTCCCCGTGAGCTTCTAAGCTAAAAATAAGGAGATAATAATTATGGCTAATCCATCACTTGCAGAATATCTAGCTCAGTCGCAACGTGGTATGTATGCATCGGTCTTCGGGAGTGACATGCTACAGAAGGGTGACATCGGTGGTTTCACCGTAGATACAGCGACGGGCATTTTCAATACGACTTATGGTCGTAAAGTTTGGCAGGCGTTGAACAACCAGACACGGTTTTTTAATGCAATTCCCAGAGTAGTCTGGGGCAATACAGCTGGTTGGCGTGTCCGTTCAGACCGTGGTGCAAACCGCTCTCGACCTGTTTCTGAATCAGGCAGTCTCCCAACAGTGGACGTTTCCAATATTGAGACTATATCGAGCTTGCCTCGTATCGTTTCAACGACCTTCGGTGCTTCCGTGAAGTCAGTCTTTACGGCGCAGATGGAAGGTGGTATTGGAGATGTTCTCGCAATGGAGAACGAACATGCTCAACTCGACCATGTGAAAGAAATCAATGAGGAAGGGCTTGCTGGCTCTTGCTACTTGCTTTCTGGTGGTAGCTCTACTACGTTTGTAGTACCTGCCTCTATAGCAAAACACTTCAAGATTGGTGACACGGTTGCTCACTATGACGTAAGTGCTAGCAATGCTTGGGACACGAATACTCGTGTCGTAGAGTCTATTTCAGGTGGAACCGTTACTGTCAGTGCCGCCTTCAATGCTACCCCTGTTGATGGGGATGGTATAGCGATTCATGCTCGTGCTGGTTTTACTAGCATTGATGACATCGTTGCTGAAGACGGACAGGCTTTCGGTGGAATCGCCCACGCCAACTTCACCGCCAATGGTGGTGTTCGGGCTTATGACCTCACATTTGGTGGTCGTGTAGCTGGCGATTGGAATGCTGGTGCCTCCGTTTCTTACAACGCTGGTACAGGCCGTGACCTCTCGCTCACTCTTTTGGATACAGCTATCCAGAAGGTGCGGGAAAATGGTGGTGAGCCAAAGCTCATCCTCATGGGACACGATCAGTATTTCAAGTTGGAGCGTTTGTTGAATACAAACCAACGGTATATGGGACAGGAAGAATATCAGGTTGGTGTTGGCTCTGAGCGAACATTCCCTGGTACTCGTACTGGATTGATTTTGGCTACCTATATGGGTATCCCAATCCTACCTGATGCCGATGTGCCAAAGTCTGTGGCAACTAACGATGCCGTTTTGGGTTCTAACGTTTACGTGTTGGATACCGATTATCTTGAAATGGCTATTGCTCAACCTACTCAATATATTGAGAATCGTGATTACTTCGCTGCGAACCAGCTAGTGGTTCGTGGATTGCTGTACACGATGGGTGAACTTCGTTGCAAAAACATGTGGGTTCAAGCCAAAATCGCTGACTTGACTTCATAAGTAATTCAGGAGGTGAGGGGGGAACTCCTCACCTTCTTCTTTATACTCATATGGGGGTTACTATAGAATGGCTATCGACCAGACAGATTTAGATATTAAGTTAGCCGTATATATGGAACGACTTGATAGTTATATTGAAAGCCAGACTAAGTTAAATGAGCAGATGTGTTCTAAGCTTGAACATTTAGATACTAATATAGATGAGATATATGAATGGAAAAGTAAATTAACGGGAATGAAATCAGCCTACCTTGGAGTAGGATTATTATTTGCCCACACCATCGCTGTCATGGGAGGGCTAACAGTACTATTCAAATGGTTTCTTTCAGGAGATAAATAAATATGGCAAATGATAGAGCGGATGAATGGGCTTCTTGGGAAGTTGACCCAAGTACTAGAACAAGTGTACATGCTTTTACAAAGTATGCACCTATTACGGCAACCTTATCAACCACGGCATCAGATGTATTTACTGTAGACAGAGGGATGCCTTCTGTAAATCTGGTAAATAACCCATCTATTGAACTTAATGCTTTGACTGAATTTACTGCTTCTGGAGCAGCCATCTCTCAGAGTAATGCACAAGCAGCTACTGGAACATACTCTTTGTTAGTTAACCCAGCAAATGCTGCTGTGGGAGAAGGGTTTTATTATACTACTCCTTCTTTAGTTGGTCACCCCGAAGGCTCAGTTCTAACCGCTAGTGTTGAGGTTAGGGGAGCATCAGCTTCAGGTGATGTGAAACTTTCTATTCAAGATAGTTCTGGAGTGGAATTACTAGCCACGCCAACACATAATTTGACTGCTGGTTTCGTAAGGCTATCTCTTCAACATAATATAACTAGGCCACCAGCTTCCTATAGAATTGCTGTTGTTTCAGTTACTCAACATAACATAGATTTCTATGTTGATAAAGTACATGTAGAACTACGTAAGGATAGTAGTATTGCTGCTTATGTTGATGGAGCACAAGGTGTAAACTACGAATGGATAGGAACTGCTAATGCATCAGAGTCTAAACGTCGGGCAGGGATGTCTGTTATTAGAGGTCTTAGACTAAAGAATGACCACGCTAGTATTAATGTTTACGTAGCCTTTGACCAAACTGCTTCTGCAACCACTGGTTTTGTGATTGCACCTGGCGAGGTTTTTGAAACCTCTTGGCCTATAGACTTTAGAACAAAAATTTCTGCGGTAGCTGCATCAGGAACTCCCGCAATACATGGAGTAGTATGGGGAATACACCAGGGTTAGACAACTTCATAGATTATTCCTTCGGTAAGATTCCTACTCCTGAATCTTGGAAGCCAGCATTAGATACTCTTGTAACGTCTGATGGTGAGTTGTGCTTACTTGAAAAACAGGTAGGCCCAACCACAGTTCAAGATATATCTGGTGCTCTGGATGAATACGTAAGGCTGTTTAAAGCAGGCATTGCATCTAGTGCTGAAGTTCTCACCTTGTCTAGGGCTTTCCCTGACGTTGAGGAATTCTCACAAGCAGCTGCTCGTATAGAAGAACTCCCTGTAGTAGTAGGAGGCCCAGCCTCTGTTGAAATGATTGACAGAGAAGGGCACTTGATTACTACCAATGCCTTAACTAAAGCGTTTGATAAGTACATGTCTAATTTCCGTACACGGAATGCAATGGTACTTCACTCAGATGTGCAAGTAGGATGGGCTTTGCCTGCATACATTTCTGCGGGTGGTCAAATCTTTAAGTCAGGTGTGGGAGAAAATGGACTCTTCTTTATTACTGAAGTACGGGATGATACCCGTATAGCTAAACGAGTAATAGAACAGATAAATGAGGGGAAGCTTAAGAGTTATTCCATTGCAGGTTCTGCTACTAAGGTACAGAATATGCAGAAAGGATTACAGCCCTTCATGCAGGTTGATGAAATGGAATTAGCTGAAGTCACTGTATGTGAGAAGGGAGTAAATCAAGGAGCTAACTTTGACTTACTTAAGGGAATGTTTATAGAACCTCGTGGTACTTGTATTGATGGTAGCTGTCTTATACAGAAAGAGGAATGCGATGGTTCGTGTCTGGTTAAAGAAGATGATGGTCATGATGGTCACCAGTTAGATTTTCAGACTGGTTCACAGACTGGAAAGCTTGGGAAAGAACAAGTTCAATACAGAGATGCTTCTGAACCAGAGAAGAATGCTGGTATCATGTGCGGCACTTGTAAATATTATAACCCTGGAATGAGTGACTGTGACGTAGTGAACGGAATGATTATGCCAGGTGACTGGTGTTCCGTGTTCGCCCCCATAGATGATTCGCCTATCCTAGAAAATGAGAATAATGTTAGAGAAATTATGGTACTCAGTGATGATGGTAGTATAGACTTCTCTAAGTCTTTTGGGAATTGGCTAGAGAAAGTTTCATATAGTGTTGACCTAGGGGATACTAATATGAATGGCCCCTCTGAGTTAGACCTAAAACATCCTGGGTGGCGGCGGAATCCTAATGAATACAAAGAGGAGTTAGAACGTATGGACGTACAAAAAGGTAATGACCACACCCGCCCCAAAAAACAGAAGGGAACTACAGCTCTTTATAAAGCTTTCGGAATCATTAAAGAAGAAGACCCCTTCTCCCCTAACCACTCCATCTCCACTCTGAACAATGAGGGAGGGAGAGAGACTGAACACCATCAACTATTAAGAGAGCAGGGATTTCCTTCTGAGGTTCCCCCCGAAGCAGCCAGGTATGTTCCTGTCATTGAGACTGAAACCGATGATTGTGGTATACCCATCAATAGAAAACCCCCGTGGACGGTAAATGAGGCAGGCCAACATCTGGGTGATAATCATTCAGAGGATGCTCTTGTTAAACAATTCTTCATGTGGATGGATAAGCAAACCTAACAAAAATTTTGGTACGAATGTGGTATACTTAAGGGGTAGCTTTTTTCGGCTACCTCTTTTTTTGGGGTATAATAGAGTAAGGAGGTGAGAGTTATGCAATTAAAATTATGGCCCAAAGACCCTGATTGTTCTTGTGAAGAATGTACCTGTGACCAGTCACAGTTTGGGGTAAAGCGTGAGTGTGATTGTATGGTATGTGATTGTGATAAGTGTCATCCATCAGAGTGTTTCTGTAAAGATA